CTATGATCTTAGATATTGTTGGAAATGCTTATAACAAAACGGCTCAAGCTGCTGCAAAAGGTTTTGCTGGACAGGTTGATTCTTTAGGAGAGGCTTGGCGTGATTTTGGAGAAGCCTTAGGCAAGGCGGTTATTCCTGTTTTAAGTCCAGTTGTTCAAGGGATGACGGCTTTACTGAAATTTCTTAATTCGTCTGGAGGGAAAGCAGCAGCGATTATTGCGGGCATCACTTTAGCCGTTAAAGGCCTGTCTGTTGCTTTGCCTCTTTTACAGGCTCAGTTTATTGCCATAAAAGTCTCAGCACAAATTGCAACAGGTCAATTAGTTGCCACGCAAGCTACACTTGCCGCCACCTCTGCTGGATTCGCTACTGCTACTGCTGCTGCTAATGCTTTTAAACTTGCTTTAGCAAAAACAGGAATTGGATTAGTAGTTTTAGCTTTGGGATTTATGACGGCTAAAATTATTGAAGCTAGTGAAGAACAAAAAAGATTTAATCAAATTTTAGAGGAAGGTAGTGCTGCCTCTATAACTTCAGAAATAGAAAAACTGACAGGAGACCTTGCAGATTTAAAAGCTGAAACACAAGCATTGCCTGACGCAATGCCATTTAAAGAATTAACAGTCGAGGCTTACAATAAACAAATAGAGGAAACTACAGAAAAAATAAACAAATTAAACAAAAGACTTGTCATTGCTCAAGGTATAGAACTTTGGAAAGAATTTGAGAAGACAGAAAAAGCAATCAAAGATCAAAATGCTGAACTAGAGACAAGCATTGAAAGAGCCAAGCTAGGAACAGAAGAAGAGAGAAAAGCTTTTGACCTTAAACAGAAAAGTGTTGAGTTGATAGAAGAATATGGAGAAAAATTGGCAGCTCCATTAATTGCAATTTTAAAAGAAAACCAAGAGCATAAAAAAACTCTTGAATTGATCAAGAAAAAACAAACAGCAGCAAAAAAATTAGACGAACAATTCAAAAAAGTAGGCGAAACAATCACTGAAAGCCTTGCTGATGGTATCAAAGGATTAATAAAAGGAACTCAGACATTAGGTGAAATGCTTGGAAATATTGCAAATAAAGTTGCTGATATTCTTTTGGATATTGGGATAAAAGCAGGCCTTTCAGCTATAGGTTTGCCCGTACCTGGTTTCGCTGCAGGAGGTAGGCCACCTGTTGGCAAACCTGCAATTGTAGGAGAACGTGGACCAGAATTATTTATTCCTGATGAAGCTGGAACGGTTATTCCTAATAATATCTCAAACAAAATATTGAAAGAAGCTGCTTCAAATTTAAAACAAAATGAAGCATTTCAACCTGCAAATAATATAAGAAATACAGGAATCAGAAATGAAGCATTTCAACCTGCAAATAATATAAAAGATACAGGAATCAGATCAGATATGACAGCTAATCCAATATTAAGTTCAATATTAAAAGAAAATACTTTAACTAATAAAATATTGAGAGAAAATACTTTAACTAATACAGTCTTAAAAGAATCTAATCCTCCAAAAGTAGAATTTTCAGTTCCTAATTTCAAAGAAAATAAACAACAAGAGTCCTTGAAAACAAACGTGGTTGTTAATGTAGATGCTTCTGGTTCGTCAGTTGAAGGAGATGCTGGTGCAGCTCAAGAATTAGGAAGTATGCTGGCAGCAGCTATACAAGCTGAATTAGTTAAAGAAAAAAGACCTGGAGGTTTACTAGCGTAATGGCAGATCCATTTCCTAATATCACCCCAACTTACGGGATTCAAAAAACAAGTAGTCCTAAAACAAGGACGGTGCAATTTGCTGATGGTTATGAAAAGAGGTTGTTATTTGGATTGAAAGAACATCAAAATCCAAAACAGTATCGACTTACTTTTAAAGTATCTGAAACAGATGCAGATACAATTGAAACTTTTTTAAACGCAAGAGCAAATGATTCTGCAAGTTTTACTTGGACACCTCCAGGGGAAAGTTCTTCAAGTAAATATGTTTGTCCTAGCTGGAATAAAACTATTCCATTCTTAAATAGAGCAACAATTACAGCAACATTTAGAGAGGTTTTTGAAGAATAATGTCAGCAGTAGCAGCATGGGCAGCCAGTGCATCTTTTAATGTTGGTGATATAAGACGAGCCACCACTGTCCAAGATACTGGTTTTGTTTTCAAAGTTACTATTGCAGGTACAAGTGGTTCGTCTGAACCTGTTTGGCCTCGTAAATTAGAAAGTACTGTTGTAGATGGTGGTGTTACTTGGACTGCAATTAGTAGCGTTTATCAAGAACTAGAAAAAACAAATCCATCAGCAATTATTGAATTATTTGAATTACATCTAAAAGAAGGCATACATTATGCAACTGGGAACCCTACTAGTGTTAGGACTATTGAAAGGTTTCATGCAGGAACAAATTTAAATTCAAATGGAGAAGTTGTTTGGCAAGGAAATTCTTATTTTCGTTTTCCTATAGAGGCTGCTGGTTTTGAGTACAAAATAGGGCAAATACCACGACCAACAATGTCTATATATAACGGAGGATCTTTTGTCTCAGCATTACTGCAAAGTGCAAACAAGATAACACCTGGAAATGATCTTGCTGGTGCTGAATTGATAAGGATAAGGACACTTGCAAGATATTTAGACGCAGCAAATTTTCCTGGTGGA